GTTGTCACCATCAAGGCTGTTGTCCCACGTTTGGAACCACCAACACCACTTAGGCAACCAGCCGTCCTTTTGAAAAAGGACAAGGAATGGAACAAGAACGTATGTTGCTATTGTTGCCAAGATGAAGATAGGCAGCATCAGAAGGTATCTAAGAATACCGAGTGTCATAGTAACCCCTGTAACTCAGCCCTCAACGCAACAGCTTGAGCATTAAGCGTGGTAAGGAATGCTGTGTCACCCTCTGCAACAGGTCTGATACGTTTAATGTCCAGTGCAGCAAGTTCGTTCTTGATCTCTGCTATGCGTGGGCTTGGCTCTTGGTAATCAGTATACCATTGTTGAACTTGTGCATCTGTTGGCGCAGGTAGTGGTGCATCCCATTGGATTAAAACCCCATCTTTTACAACAAATTGTGCATTAGGCACATTTTTGTAAATAGCCTGAACTAAGCTCATGCTCGTACCTCCGTCACAGACAATCTAGCTGCCATACTACCGCCCAAATATCGGTTATTAGTTGCTATACCGTTTATTGTAAGACTACCTGCTCCCACACCAACTCTAATTTTGTAAGTGGTTGCACTTGTTGTGCCAGCGGCCATTTCATGTACTATTCCATCTCTAGACGCATATCCATCTTCATTAGATGTTAAGCTGGACGCAATAGCATTGGCGTTTGAATCTTGAAACAAAGCAATAATTATATTCCCTGTGGCTAATTTCGATAGTGCAGTATCAAAAGATATAATTAGCCTATTAGTTGAAGATTTTGGTGTGATTGTGACAGTCATCAACTCGTAACCTTCGTCATTCTGTGGAATAGTGTCATCAACAGGGAAAGTAGATGAGACAGTTGCGACTGAAGTATAAGGCGTCGCCTCAACTCGCTGCACAACCCTGTCATAAACATCAGTTGCAAGTTTTGCGTAGGTTACTGCGGCATTATCAATAGTCCACGTTGCACCACTACCGGATACGGTTATGTCGCCTTTGTCCCCGTCAGACAGTACACTTGCAGCAGCTTCAGCAGCCAGTTCAGCGGCGGCAGCATCGGCGGCACTTGCAGCGGCATTAGAAGCGGACAGTTCGCATTCGCCAAGATAATCAGTGGGAATTACACCAGATGTTAGACTTACCTGCAAAGATCTGCCAAGTTGCTCTTGCAGTTGTTGAGTGATAATAGTCAGCCGGTCAAACTCATCGTTAATTACAGAGGGATAAAAACCGCCTTGGTTGGTGAGGTCAACAGGTTGCAGCAGTTCAACGCTGGAAGTGATAACAAGGACGCTACTCACTGCAAGCGGAGTTGTCGTATTTATTGACCCGCCAGGGTTTGTATTCTGGTCAGCGTTGAGCGTTACTGTATAGTCGCTGTTGATGGTGGGTGTTGATTCGACACCGTCTGTTCCAACGACTACATCTACTTCATCAACAGAGAAGACCTTGAAGGCAAACGGAAATGTCGTGGTAATTCCGTTGCCAGTAAATGGCCCCGCTATTCTGGTCTGACTGGATATCGTCATGGCACACCCCCATTACGCATCTTAAAGCCTATGTGTTGCCGTATGTGCGCTACTTTTTCTTTTCCTGCGGGATGAAGTGATTACCCCACCATCCATGACCGGATTCGATGTTTTTTGTTCCCTTCTGCCACCGCTCAAAAATTCTGGTAGCAGGGATATGCAAGTAAAGTGATGTCAGTTCTGCTGCCGACCACATCGCGGCCTTTACAGTTTTCTCTGATCCATCCATATTGCCCATGCGATAGCCCAACTGCTGTGCCATCCTGAATGCTTCTGCTATTGGCATTCTCGCCGATGTTATCGGTGCTTTCTTTTCAACACCTTGAATGACACCGTTAAAGATATCTCTCAGATAGGGTATGCCCATCATCCGGTAAGACAAAATGTCTGTCAGATAATCCATGCCACCTTTCTCGCGCTTGTCGTCATCACCACCACCGATTGCCCCCATGAGTCCGTACATCAACGCACCCTGAAGGAATGTTGACATAATGGCCGGAGCCAGCCAGGTCATAAGGTGTCCATAAAGAAATTCGCTGGTGCTTATCTTGCCTTCCTTCCATGCCTGCCTTTCGGTTGTAAGCACTTCCTGCTGAGTTGAGGCAAAGGACATGAACGGGGCGAACAGTGACCAGATCTGATGCCGCCCGGTGCCGGTGGAGTCTATTGCCAGACCAGACCCCAGAGCCTTGTTTATTGAAGAGTCGGCAGATTCAACAGCCCGCTGCATATCGCCATGCTTTTCCATCTCCGAGTTATAGCGACCATACCATGCGGGCAGGGCTACTATGCTGTCAATCAGCCTGATACCGGCGAATGCCAGTGACTGCACATCTTTGAACGTGTAGCGTTTGCCGTTAATCTCCATGCCGCCGATTTTGAAGTCGCTGATTTGACCCTTTAATTCGCGTTCAATGTTTGTTTCACGCAGCCGCATATATCCAGACATCTGCAACATAGCTTTATGGGACTTCAATGGATTGCTGATTGTCTGTGCAATTCCGTCAAGGTAGTTGTTGAATCCGACTTGACGAATAGCAGGGAATACTCCGGTCACGTTCTGGATGGCAGTCCATGCATTATATCCCATATAGAAGGTTGACATTGCCACTCGGCCACGCTCAAGCAAGCCACCCGCTAATCGTCTTTCTGGACGCAGTACGTTTTGCAGTGCCGGACGAATAGCATTGTGCATATCCTGGCCGATGGTTTCCATGTTGCGGTTTACAAGCTCTCTGTCCTGAAATACCCTATCCGCATCACGGGTTACTTCTGCCAGTGTAATGAATTTGATGATGTCGGTAAAATGCACGGACAGGTTATTAAGTGACAAGTCTATTGGACGGTTCACCCTGTCTGCCCTGCTCTTGGCAAAGCCTGACTTTGCGATAGGCACTTGCATCACAGCTTCATGGGATGCAAGCAGATCTTCCTTTTCACCCCAACGTGCAGCATCGTTATCCAGTTCTTTGTCATACGCGGCAGGGTAGTAACCACCATCAAGGAATAACTGTTGCCCGTCTGCAGTGGTAACGCTAAAGCCCTGTGCTTCAATCTTCTTTGGCCGGTAATACTTCAGCCGCTCATGGGTGTCAGCGACCTGCGGCCAGAGTGAGTTGATCGTGTTCCAGATGCTCTGCACTGCCCGCCACTCTTCGGCAGTCAGCTTGGATTGAATTAAGCGGATATGGTTTTCAGTTAAGCCATAACCGTCCATCAACCGTTGGAGGTTGGACTCGTTGCCCATGTTAAGAGCAGCAACCACAACCCGCTCATGTGTCCACGACTTGCCAGCATTGGTCAGCTTTGAAGGCCACGGCAGGTCATCATGTTGTTGGTTGCGGTTCTTAAACAGCACTGCAAGTTGCGGTTCAATCTCGGCAGACACTTTAATCCAGAGGTCATTTGATGCCGCCATTCCATTGATAACATTCTGCACCAGTTGCTCTGCTGGCCCCATCTGGCCGTTCTTGCCGATGTTCTTGTATCCGTCCATCCGCTGGGCGATGAACCGCAGGATGCCGGTATTAGCAAAGAACTTGCGGTAACCCTTCTGCACTCCCTGCCAGAGCTTGCCGAATTTGGTAGCATCTGATTTCAGGTTGGGCATACCCTTGATATCGCCCTGGGCCATCAAGATATCGCTGGCATAGGCAGACACATACTGACCGTTTGCCAGTTTCTTGCCTTCCACTTCATCCCTGCCGTGCTTATACAGATAGTTCAGGGCATCATGCAGTTCTTGCAATTCATGCCATGTCAGGTTCTTTTGGTCAGTGGGATCAATGCCTATCCACTCCGGCAGCACCGCCCCGATATCATCCTCACCATCAATAAGGTTAGCGGCGAAGTCCTGCACACTGGGTATGTTCGGATTAAACTCTTTATTGGCAATGGCATACTGCTGCATCAGCCGGTTAATCTGATCACGGAAGTTTTCACCGACCTTCACGCTCTTGTTGTCGTTTGTCCACTTGGCGATCTTCGCCAAACGTGACTGCATCTGCTTGAACTTATTTGCAGCGGCATAACTGGCCGTGATTAATGCTTCGGTCATGCGGGCTTGCTCGTTCTTTTGTAGAGCGGTTTCCCAATCACCGGCACGGGCAGCGGCTATTGATTCCTTGCGATGCTTGGCGGATTCTGCCACCAGCTTTGAGATGCTGCGGATCTTTGTCATGGTGCGACTTGCAACCGTGCGCTCGGCCCATTCTTTCATTACTTCTTTCGGGGTGGTTGCCTTGGCCTGATCCATCTTCCAGAGCATGTCCTCTTCAGCCTGCGCCCATCTCTGCTCGTATGCGGCTTGTTTGGCAGCATCAACAGCCTCGGCCTTTTGCTGCGCCCGTTCTTCACTCATGCGCTTTTGCTTTATTTTGCGCTCCAGCCAGTTGGATTCCAGCTCAAGTTGACGGCGGAGTGATGTAGTGCGGATTGCCTCTTGAGTATCCTGTGCCAAATCATAAGCGGCTTCAAGCTGTGCCACTCTCTTTTCCATCCACTGCTGGCGGATAGGGTACGTCCTAACATCATGCATGAAGTCAGTTGCATTCTCATACCCGAACTGACTGCCATGTTCGGCAATTGCCACGTTAATGTCTTCGCCTTCTGCCTTGAATACCGTCCTGCTTGGCACTTCGCCATATTGTGCCGCCGACTTCGGATCAATGCCGATGTCTGACATCCACTCTTGGAAAGCATAGACCGGCACACCACGGGCATCACGCTCGGCTTGCTCCTTCCATCCGGCCAGACGCTCTTCCCTGCCGATCATCTTGTGCTTGTCCATCCGCTCCCGGGCAGAGTCTTCTGCCTGCATGACTATCTTCTGATACGCAGCAATCTCTTCAGCAGAGAAACCAGTGCCGTTCAGCATCTTGTCATCAAGCATGGCAATCAGGGCAGCTTCGTCTTTGGCCTCTTGGATCTCTTCCTCAGTTGCCAGCAAACGGTCAAACAGATCTTTTATTTCGGGAGTGATGACTATGCCATCACGTTGCCCGAACCGACCTGACTTGACGTTTTCATATATGGCAGTCAGCCACCGCTTAAACGAACGGAATGCCCCACGCAGTTCAGGAGTCGGTGATTTACCTTCCATCAGGTATACTTCCCAATGCTCGGCAAACTGTTCATGCTGTTCACGGGTGATAATGCCATCATCGCCAATGCCCAACCATTCTTTTGCGGCCTGCCATTCTGCTGTTTGGAGGTTGTGTTTCTCGGCCACCAGTTTCAGGTGGTTAAGGAAGATATGCCCTGCTTCATGGAGGAATGAGGATTTGTCTGCGGCGGCGAACAGGTTTACGACATTGTTGCCATCGGCATCTTGGGTAAGTGCGGCCAGGTAGTTGTTCTGCTGTGATTGGTACATCGCCGTAATTGCCACATCATCATCAGAGAAAATACTATTAGTTGTAATCCCTGTTGTTTCTGATATAATGCTTGAAAAATCAGGAGGTAATTTATCATGCCAGCTTTTAAGTGTGAGTTTTGCAGTGTTGAGTTTTCCCGCCCCCTTGCCAACATAAAGGGAAGAGAGAAGCTCTTTTGTTCCCGTAAATGCTACGATATCCACAAGGCGACTGGTCATATCAACGGGAAGGGATACAAAATTATCACGGTCGAGGGTAAACAAGTCCCTGAACACCGTCACATCATGGAGCAGCATATCGGCAGAAAGCTCCTTCTCAATGAGCATGTTCATCATATCGACCGGAATAGACTCAACAACGAGCTTTCTAATCTTGTCGTTCTCGATAAGCCTGGCCACTCTGCTGAGTTGCGCGTTTTGCGTTGGGATATCGAAGCCGTCAAGACCCTTCTCAATAAAGGGTGGAGTATTAACAAAATCAGTGAGCACCTGAGCATCGGATACCATTCTATTCGTAAAGCCCTTGACAAGAGGGGAATCCCCTATCCCGTCAGATGCAAGTGACTTATCGAATGTGTGGGGAGTGCCGTGCCAAGCGGATTGAAAGAGGGGATTGCCCTGTAGTAGCTTTGCGAACCTAGCAGCTACATTGTCAGGGTGATTAACGTCAGCGGGATCTGTGCCTTTTTTTGCAGCTTCTTCTCGGGCTTTTTTGCGTTCTTCTTCTAATTTTTTGAATAAGGATTTGATATCGTTATAGTCGTAGTTCTTCCCGTCATCGGATCTGTCCACGACCTTTGTGGTGTAAGGCGGCTCACCACGCTCTGCACGAACTCCTCTATCTGTGGCAATTCGTTTTGATTCTTGGAGTTGCTTATCTGCTCTTTTGAGGTTGCCATTGTTGTCTACTCCATAGGTAATATGGGGGATTGTTTCTACAAAATACCCTTCGACCTGATCTGATTTAATTATACTCCCTGCCAGTATCTTGTCAACAGAGTTTAATATAAATGCCACGGCCTTTTCGTTGTCGCTCTGGACGATAAACTCATCACCTGAAACATGATACACCCTAACATCAAACCCACGACTGCTTAACTCAAGGGATGATTTATGCAATGCCTCGGCAATAGCAATAAGCATGTTATCGCCAGCATGATGCCCCATGTTGTCGTTTACAAACTTCAGCGAATCCGCATCAACAGAAACCTGGATTTTCATCGGGCCACCATTTTTTGCCTCGTCTTCATGGTATGCCCGACGGTTTGGAATATGCGTCAATTCGTTTAGTAGTAGAGCATGGTCTTTTTCTTCCGGTGTCATCTCAGCAACCAGCTTGTCACGCAGCGTACTGTTGCGCCGATCAACAAACTGCTCCAGTGTTTCATCTGGACGCTGAACCAATCCCGTTTTTTCATCAGCCTGAAACGGCAGATCATCCTGCTCGGTATGCATGTCGGACAGCTTTTGCAGTATCTCGTCAATGTCACCAGTTGGATCAACACCGAACTGCTCAAACATGGCGCGAGTTTCGTTGATCTTTTCCAGCTTGTTGGCAACGGCATCATTTCTGTTGTTGGCGGAATACTTCGGAGTGCCAGACAGTTCCGCCCCTATCATATCCAGTAAGTCTGCAATGGTCGCATCAGCGTTCAGATAACCAGCTTCAACAGCCAACTCCCGCGCCGTGTCCTGGTTCATGCCGGATTCATTTACAAAGTTTTTCTTGAATGCCTGCTTTGTGGCAGCATGTGCATCCATTGCTGCCAATTCTCCGCCTTGGTCTTTAATCCCGCCCTTGTCGCGCAAGAAGTCAATCAAACTCGGCCCGTATGCCTGCGACTCTGTAGGGATACCGTTGCCAGTGCGGATTGCGTTAAGAACACCGACATCCATACCGGCATTTTCTTGACGCTGTTTCTGAAAATCCTTAAACCGCATTGTCTTGATATTGTATGGCAGCAGCATCTCGTTGACGAAATCAATGGCAGGCATGCCGGTCATCTTGGAAAGGGCATTCGCTCTTGCCGCCATGCTGTCCAGATGTTCCTCCTTGATGTACTTGCCAAGCTCCGGCCTGCCTAGTATTTCCTGTTTCCATGCCTCAACATCGGCTGCATCGACCTTTTTGGCCTGATCTGCGGCATAAATATCGTTAAGTCGCTCTAGGTGAGCTGATTCTATCTGTATGCCTTTTTCTGCGTCTGCCAAGCCGTGCATATCAGGAGAAACCAGAAACTCACTCTGAAGGGCTTGCAGGACTCCATCATTTTTGAAGTTGGCAACTGCACTGCCGAAATCGATGGCAATAGTGCCGCCGGTCTTCAAATCAGTGGCAAGCTGTACCGGATCAACTCCGTACTGGGATAACCACTCTGGGATCTGTGCTTTAGGTATACCTTGATTGACTGCCTCATTGATCAGCTTGTCGGCCTGGAAGTAAATCTTATCATGCCCATGCTCTTCGCCAACCCTCTGGGCAAACTCGGTGAATGTCTCCGGCGAGTTGGTCAAGAGCCGTGAACCTTCTGCGGCTATGATTGCTTCAACCAGTTGGGCAGTATGCTCAGCCTGCTGTTGAGTTCTGCCGGCCACACTATCTTTTCCAAAGGATCTGATTCGGTTGATTCCAGATGCGCTACCGGCCATAAGCGATGTTTGAATAAAAGTTGTCTTGATAGTGTTAAGCCAATTTGTCAGTGCCTCACCAGATTGCACATACTCTCCGATGGCATCAACTCTCTGCGCGGCAGTCTGGCCAGGATTACCCATAAAGCGATTATTGGCATCTTGCATGAACGTGGCGATGGATTCTCCCACCATTTCCTCGCCGTACAATTTGGCAACGGATGTCATCAGCTTGCCCATCGATGCCTTGGCAGTTGGCTTTAACATTTCAAAGACTCTGGATGTCGGCATGATCTCTGTGCCTACTTCGACTGCACCATCAAACGCGGCAGACCATCCAGATGCAACAGGGCTGAAACCTTTTTCTCTTCTGTCAGCGTATGTCTGACCGGCGGTGGTCATGCCCATGCCGCCCAGGGTGACAGATGTTGCGCCCCTTACTGTGGCTGCCAGCGAACCTGCTGCCATCAATGGAGCTTGTAGGTACATGCTCTGCAATGCTACGGCAGTTGCACCTGTCCATGAGTCGGGATCTATTTGCTTGTCTTTCTGAATAAACTCTTCAACAGCTTTTGCATCTTCGTGCATAGACTTGCCCTGCTGTGCAAGCCCATCCCATCCTATCATTTCACCTATCCACTGATACATACCGCCCGTGCCTTGCTGATATGCAGCATAAGCTCTGGCCGGAGTAGGGATAACAGCTTTATCCATAAAATCAGAGGTGGATTTCAGGAAGTCAGATGCCGCCTGTGCAGTGCCTATATCCTTCGGCCCTGCAATGCCCATTGTTGACATAGACCGTTTCGGCAGCTTTTTGATACGGTCTTCAAAGCTGGTGAGGTTGTCCATATCATCATACATCAGCGGAGCATTGTTTGGATTCTCTGCAAACTTTGACGTGGCCGGAGTATGGCTGAGAGCCAATCCCTTTACATATGCCTGTTTCTTGGCCTCTACCATTACTTCAGGGTCATCCATCAGCGTTGCCGGAGTACCTGTCTGCTTTTCCAGTTTACGCCGTTCAGCATGTTCAACTGGATTCTGACCAAAGGCATCGGAGAGATTAACCACCGCGTTACCGGCTGAGTTCATTCCAAGAGATTCTTGCAGATCGTACAAGCTCATATATTATTCCTCGTTGTCGGTAATGTTGTTAGAGGATCTTTTCTTGCGTAATTCTTGCAGACCTTTTTCTATGTTGCCAGGCGTTACCGGCTTGACTGCCATTCTCAAGTTATTCTCTACTATCTGGCGTTGCTCTGACTCTGGCAGTGTTTGTATCATATAGGCTTTGTATTTCTTCGTTGAGGGTATAAATCCCATGATCTTGCTTTTGACTGTCTCTTCTTTTAATGCCATGCTCAATGCCTGATCCAAACTGATCTGCTTGCCCTTGGCTCCGAATGCCGCCATGTTGTCAAGCGTTGCTTCCAACAATATGTTTTTAGCCTGGATTACATCTGCATCTTTACTGGTTGGATCAAATCCAAGTTGTTTCTGAAACTCTTTGTTTGCTGCCATGACCGACAACTTACGATTAAAATCAGCATACCCCAGTTTCGGGTTTTCCATCTTGGTGTTCATCTTTTCTATCACACGGGCAACATTCTCTGCCTGACTGCCTAAAGTTGGAGCAAACTTTATGATTGCATCCTGAAAGCTCAATTTGCCGTACTTGTTGTTGGTATAGTTGTCTATCTCATCCTTTGCTCTTACTATGGAATCTAGGTGCTTCTGTATCCTGGCATCGCTTCTTGCTTCAGACTGCTTTTCCCTTATGCCGTAGAACCTCATGGCATGTTCTTTTAAATTGCCTTTTGTTGTTTCGTCTACGTTTGTCAGACTGCTGATATACCCCAGTGCCTGGGAATATTCCGACATGCTGCCATCGTGATTCATTATCTTGTGCAGTTGGTTGCTGGACTCTTGTGCATCCTGCGACCTCTGCGCCTTCAGCCTGTTGATGTTGCCGATGACCTTGGCGGATGCTATTTCTTTCGCATGGTCAGATAGCTCTTTACTTGAATTGATATCAGACAGCATCTCAGATTCTGGTATGGCCTTGTTGATGTCTCCGCCAATCTCTTCCATTCTTTGGTCGAATACAGCGTCACCTGTGTTTTTACCCAGGTACTGATCAACTGAAGTATCAATATGCTTCTTGATTTCATTCACGGCACCGGGCATGACTTCGCCGTTTTTAATGGCATCTTCCAAATAAGACCTTGCTGTTATTGGCGCATTTCTGCTGATTAACTGCTGAACCGATTCAGCATGTACCTTTGTCAGTTCTGATTGCAGATGTATTTTTGCAGAGGCTGGATCTAAACCAAGCAGGGATGACTTCTCTGCCGATTCGTTTTTGAATGTCTCAAGTGCCTTTTGGTATGCCTCGCTTGAAGGGTCTGCGGATGCTATCATTTCTTGTCCGGCAGACATCATCCTATCGCCACTTGACTGCACTCGCCATGTTTTGGCCTGCTGTAATGTGTGACCAAGTATCTGCTGTTTCATGGCAGCTACCCTGGTGTTTGCTGCCTTCTTGAACATGGCCTGCTCAACAGGGTCAACCATGTTTGACGATACCTGTGCCACATAATCATCAACTGCCTTTACCGTGTCCTTCTGGGCATCCACTGCATTCTTGCCCATCTTGCCCATGAATCCGGTTTCTGGGTGCAGCAGGATCTCACTGAACGCTGACGACATGGCATTGTCAGCATCTTTGACCTTGGCAGTGGCAACGTCATTTTTATAATTTTCAACAACTTTCGTTATAAACTCTCCCTGCTTCATCAGTATGTTGCCAGCTTGAGCGGCTGAGTCGGCAGCATAGTTCTTTGATTCAGGTGCTTGAAACTGCTGCATAGGTACTGCGCTGGCTTCAACTGCTGGAACAAACATCGGCATTTTAGCCCCCTATACTTGCAAGAATATCGGCAAGAGTTCCGCCGGAAGTTCCTGACCGTTTTGATTTATACCAGCTTGAAGCGACTTCAGTGGCAGAGGTCATCAAGCTGTTAGTGGCATACGACATGGGATTAATGGAGCTTGCGCTTACCTGTGACATTGCGGCCTGGTTGCTGGCATTGACTCCCTGTGTTCTGGCAGACCATGCTGCCCGTACCGTGTTGGCATTGATGGTGTTGGAATCGATCTCTTTTATGATGTTGGTAGAAGCGATCTCTTCTGCGGCAGATCCTTCGCCCATTGCCACGCCTCTTGCACCCTGGGATGCTTTCTGTGTTGCGGCCATCTGTCCATACTTCATTGTGCTGGCAGCGTTCTGTGACTTGCCTGCGTCCATGATTGACTGGGCAGTATTTTCAGCCATACGAGCGTTGATCTTTGCCATATCAGACTGAAACTGAAGATTACTTTTGATGCTATCGGCTTGAGCATAAGCAGCAAAGGCAGATGATATACCACCTATCATGCTTGCTACAGCACCAGCACCTCCGGCAATAGATGACATATTACCAGCGGAGAAGAATCCGCCTGTTGATCCAGTTCCGGCTGATGGATTTCCGGTAGATATTCCACTAGTAGCCCCACCGATAAGCTGATTTGTTAAAAAGGTCATTCCCATCTTATCCCCCTATAGCCACTTCAAGCGTCAGCGATACAATGTCAAGCGGCAATGGATCATTCTGGCGCACGAATACCTGACCGCCATCATCCCATGAGGGTGTCAGTGTTATCTGGATCTCTTCAGTCTTTAATGCCGGAGCAGTACCATATGGCTCGATGCTTCTCTGCTTTGCTTCGACAAGATGATCAGAATCAGGCCCGACAAATATGCCTGAAGATCTGTAGACTCTGAGCCATGCCTTGTTGACGTTCTTGTATCTGCCCTGGCCGAATCCATCTATTTGCATGACGGCTGGCAGTGTCTTGATATCTGCCTGAATTGGCAGACCAATCTGGATTGTTGATGCTTCGATGTTCAGCGTTATTTGACCGCCCGTAACCACACACTGAGGATGCACGGCACCATCCGCCAAAATACTGACGGTTTTGCCCTCAAGGTGATTTAGTCCACTGATGACATCGGCAGGAGTGCCGCTGTATTTAACGCCTGAATCAACAAAGAACGCATCAGATTGATCACTGAATAACCGGGTGGAAAGACGTTCCACATATCGCTTGACTGCCCCGTTAATGGTTCTCTTCACAATAACATACAGCACGTCCTCGCTACCCTCGGCAACACAGGTGCAGGTTTCAAACATGCCGTCAGTATCATGCTGATGCCATGCCCCTATCTGCTGTTCTGGAATATAGGTGAATCCAAGTAATTTGCCTGACGTTGAGATAAACCAAAGGAGTGAATGAGGGGCTTTGGAGTAGCACATATCAGTGATGTCATATCCATCAAACAGGTACGCAGAACGGATAGACAGATCACCTGTAACAAAACCTGATGCCTGCCAGTTATAGCCAAGCTCTCTGACGTGACCGCCCCGTGACGCCCCGTAGATCAGGGAGTTATTCACGATAACGGGCTGGACATTGGATGAACCAATATAACTCTGCGGCTTGACTGATACCGATGACGGGGTAATGGCATCGGAGTTGACTGATGTTACCCGCCATTCAGCGGCAGATGTAAGTAGCAGCAACTGTGATAATGGAACTATGTGCCGGATGGTATTCGCTTCACGGGCAGCAACACGAAACGAGATCCTGTCACTGTCTCTGATGGGCAGTGAATAGGACATATCCGATTCAGTACCGGATTTAGTCATCCAGATATTCTGAGGCTTGTTTGCTGTGCCTGCAAAGCATCTGCGCTGTTCATTGTAGGAAACTGCGCCAGGGTATTCCCCAGTCGTGTTGAATACCGTTTCATAGGTTGGCGGAGTCTTAGACAGATCCGGCATGATGTTGTCATCCACTATTGCCAAGCTTGAAGTCTGCCCTATGTAGCCATACAGACCACCCTGGAGCTTATAGACGTTGTAGCCAGATGCACCTGATACAGCAGACCACGCCACCGTTACGGTGCAGCCAGTTTCATTCAGGTTTGAAGCAATAGTAGCATGCGTGGACTGAACCGATTCAGAGATGAGATCTGAAGCAATGGCAGTGACAACATAGTCATATGTGTATTTGGTCGTAGTGCATCCGGCAGTGGTAGCACCTACACCAGTTGGAGCAGACACAGATGATGCAAATGAGATCGTGACCAGTTGCCAGTTTGTGGCACCAATCCGGCGAAGTTCCCTTGGGGCATAATTAGGATGAACCAGCGTCAATACGTCAGATGATTGAACATAGTGAATGTCGAATATATCTGCTTCAGCATACGGGTTGGTTATTTCATAAGGACTCTCTCCGCTCATTACGGTAGCACCGCCAGTATGGAACCTGAAGTAGCCAGGAGATAGTTCGATCACCATCGTCTGGGTAGTGTTGAATGTGAAAGGGATCAGCCTCGTTATTTTGGCAGAGTCTTTTACTTCACGCACGAACTGAAAGCCAGCGCGGTTTTCTACCGGACCTGTGGGTTTGACAATGAAATTTCGGCAGAGTGCCAAGCCTGACTGATACTTGACATCACTGATCTGCCCGAACATCTCTGGAGCCATCTCTCCGCCAGAGAACGAACGCTGAAAGGTTCTCATGTTTGCCATGATGTTATCTCCCTGACAGCCAGACTACTGAATGCGTGGGCTTGATACAGCGAGATACGGAATCCCCTGACGTTGCCTGCACCAGATGAGCTTGGAACATCTGCAAGCATCTTTTGCTTTCGGCAGCACCGGCATCACCCTTGATAATAGGGCCAGCCAGCATTGATGCCAGATACCATGCGAGTGTCACAACAAATAACGAGGTGAACTTGGTTGTATCGCTGTTGCCTATTTTATACCGGAGTACGGCGTTTTCCTGATTAGTGAGAATGCACAGACTGCCATTCACCAGTTCTATTTGAAACGGTTGGGGAGTGTAGCCGCCAATCGCTTTGTTATCAAAGTCATAGGATGTTGAAGTGCTGTAATCATCTGAGGAATCAGAAGGGATTATGGATAGAGCGTCAACCATATCTGACGGCACGGCGTAGCAGTATTGCCATCCAGATACAGTGCTGGTTGTCAGTGCCAGTGTTACACGCTTCATACAGAAATCCCATGCATGCATTTCGATTAACGCATCACGGGCTATTGGGTAGAATCTGGCACAGTGTTCTGCCTGTGCTGATCCTTCGGGCGGGTTAAGGCTGGCAACAGTGGCGGTATCGCCCAGATTAGCCAGGGCCAGGTTACATATCTGAACTTCTGATGCCATCATCGCCTCCTAAAAAGAAGGGCGGCTGTTACACCGCCCCGTTCGCTACTCCTCTACGGCTTGTTTCCTTTTCACATCCTTGATCAGTTCAAGGTTGCTGCCAGGCTTTCCGTCATACTCAACAGTGTCACCCTCTTCCAGCAGAGCGTTGTTGATGAATGACTTAACCAGCACTTTGTAAGTCGGCATAAATCACCCCTTATGCGGTAAATCCAGATGCGTAATACTTCCGGCCATCCTGGATAGCTTCAACGATGTCGCAGGTTACTTTGCCAGCAGTAGCAGAAGACCCGCTAACGGTGTACGATGCGCCCAGATACTGCTTGCCAAGTGAAGCAATGGCAGGGGGAATGGCTAGGGTGTATTGCTGACCAGCGGCAAGACCACCGGATGCCAGAGTGATTGCGCCAGTAGATGCCAGCACCGTTGCAGTGCCAAGGTTTACAGCAGTGTCGGCAATGACGTTAAAGGCAAGCGAAGTCAGAGTAAGGAAAGTGGTAGTCACGGTGAAAACCATATACAGCGGCTTGCCTTCTCCAATATCCATTGCTTTGGTAAGATCAATGGTGTCAGTTGATACCGCAGTAGCAGTGACAGCCTGATCAGTTGAAACGCGTAGGTTCTTATCGGTAATCATGGTGATGCTCCTTTCGGAATTATGGGGCGGCTGTTACACCGCCCCTGTTATTTAGGATACGACTGACTCGTTGTTCAGCAGGGAATCAACCTTGCGGAGAGGAACGCCAAGGAATGACAGCCAGCTCTGTGGCGTACCGTACTGGCTCAGACCTTCGTTGATCTTCAGTACGTTCTGGGTTTTATCCAGAGCAGCCAGAGCCAGACCACTATGAACGGTGCGGTTCATGTAGAATGCAGGACGGCCCATTGCCAGGTTAGGAATCTTGTACAGCGCACGGGTCATCAGCTTGATGATTGCGGTTGCTGCGGTAGATGCCTGTGTGCCAGTTCCGGCCAGCAGATCAGACACGTCAATGTTGGGAATACGGACTACATAACGCCAGTCCTTCACAACAAGACCGTTTTTCCACTGATAACGGGTTGCCAGTGCCTGCATACGGGTGCCGTCAGAGTTGTAAACAGTCTGCTCACCCAGATCTTCATGCATCAGTCCAGCTTTGGAACCTTTAGGGAACGGGCAATAAACAGTGTTATCACCCCACACTACCAGGTAGATGGAAGTGTTATCAGTGGAAGCACCACCGGCAGAGATGATGTTCGTACCGTTGCCGGCAGAAGTCAGGCTGTAACGAGTTGCAAGGCCCAGGAACTTCTTGGGATCCGTGGAAGGGTTGCCGTAGAACATGCAGCTTGCCATCTCCTGGTTCATTGCCTCAAGGAATGCCAGATCCTCAGATCCACGGAAAGCACCAACATTGCCGTTAAGCTCTGCCAGATCCTTGTCAACTTCTGAACGTGCTTCCAACATTGCACATGCTTCATCGATGGTTGCAGTGGTTGACTTGCTGTTCGGAATACCTTGGTTCATCATCCTGTAATAAACAGCAGGCAGGCCGGTACGGATTACAACACGCTCACCAGTGGGCAGGTTGCCCTCTTTAAATACTGCATCGTCAAGAACTTCGTTAGTTTGGGAAAGCAGTTCACCTACTTTGCCCACGTTGCCATCGGGATCAAGTCGCTTTGCCCAGTCTGCAAGGGTCAAACTCGTTGCGGTTAAAGTTGCCATTGTAGTTTCTCCTTATGAATATAGTGATGTTGCGAGTTCTGATGTCGATTTAGGGGCATTGTCTTTACCTGACCGCTGCCCTCCCACGAATGTATCGGTGGATAGATCCTTGCCGACACGATAAAAGAGGCGTATCACCTCTGGGTTGTTGCCTAGTCCTGACTTGTTGATCAGTTCACTCAGTTCAGGAGTTCCGTATTTTTCAAGGGTCTTCTTGGCGATGGAAAGATTCTCTTGTAACTTCTCTCCGCCAAACTCCTTGTCAGTCTTGCTGGTTTCACTCCACTCGCTATGGATCGCTTCGATCTTCTCGGCCTGCCTCTTCTCAAGGATGGGGTTGACCTTGTCGAGTATCTTCTGCGCCTTGTCCTGTGGCAGATCCAGTTCCTTCATCACCTCGGAGTAAACATTCATTACCTCGTCATCAAACTGTTTGCCCTCTGGTGCTACAAACTCATACTTTTCAGGTGCGCCTTGCTGTGCTTCAGTTTCAGTCTGCTCTGTCTGAGTGGCCTGCTCATCCGTCTGAGTAGACTGTTCTTCCGTGGTAGCTTCGCCTTCATTGGATGTTGTGGCTTGCTCCATCAGTGTGTCGGACATTTGTTTGCTCCTTCATCATTACGGGATATAGTTCGGGGCAACTGTTGTGGATCATGCGGAGAACGCTATTACCAAGATTCCTGAACCCCTCGTTGAATGCCATCTGCATTGCGTTGGTGTTGAAACTTGGCCTAAATACTCCCGACTGTTCCATGAACCGCCAGAGTATCCGGCGGCCTCTTTTGCTACCCATCAACCACTTGTAATCATCCTCTTCTGTTTCACGGGCCAGCCGTGCCTTGACTGTTTTATCAGCCTTGGCAGTGTCCTGTCCGGTTAAGTCAAAAGGATCGTAGCTTTCTCTCATATCGTCACCTTACGACAATGAATGCCGTGTATGTGCGCTACTTCATGCCTATAAATGTCGCTGTGGTTAGTGTATTCATAAGCTGGTCATTCTGCTCTTGCGTCAACGAACCGCTGCCACCGCTTAGATTTGCCAGGGCATAACCGGCTGACTCTGGATTGACGTAGTTGTCTATCAATGCGTTCCATACTTCTGCTGCTATCTCAGCCGCTGTTGGTCCAGATACTCCGCTTGTAACCATTGTCGAGGTCAAGGTTGATCTGTTTATAATAAGATCTGTTGCCTGTGCCGTGTGATTCACCATAACTGGAGAGTTTGGGTCTGAACCAAAGAACGAACCCTCGATCATAACGGTACATGGATTGACTTGTGGTGGTACACCCATCCATCCTAGATCATTTCTCATAAACAAGTACGGTCCTACAAACTCAGTTGCTGACAGGGGCACCATCAGAGAATCTAAGGCTGGTGCATACTTGAGGTTATCGTCAAGCACCATCCAATCGCACCACTCTGTCCATAGCTCTGTAACAGAGAAGGATGAGACACCATTTATCACAGTGTCGTCCTTCATAATTATTCTCTTGTTTGGTCCGTCAAACTCGAACTTAGCCACAAGATCCCCTTACGCTGCTGAGTACACACGATCTGCTTCTGCTACCAACGACAGACTGATGCCTTTTGATCGAGATAGGGAGCCTGTAGCAACGGCATACTTACCGGAGCCGGGGCGAATACCAATTAACGTAACAGGCTTGTCCGTACCTGCTGTACCACCAAGCGTGTCTCCGTCGTAGTCAAAGGTAAAAGCAATGGTCCCTGTGCCGATAGCTCCAGTAATAGGATTGTCGTCTGCATCTTGAACAGTTATAGCACCAGATTCACCAAAGTCATCACCAGCACCCGGCCCAGTAGTAAACATAAGTCGATAAGAAGATCCTGCTCCGACCAGCACTGAGTTAAATGCCATGTTGCCAGCAGCAGTATAGGGGTTGGTGCGCTTGACAGCGTTCTTGTCATAAAATTCAACACGGTTACTGTCAGCAGCAAGTACGTCATCAATATAAACGCCTGTAGCAGTTACCAGTGTGTCCCCAACAAAAGTAAGCAGATCAGCAGCAGTCTTGCCTGTTACTGTTCCAGCATCGCCACCCACGTTGATGTCACTGTTCTGGCGAAGAAGGTACTGGATCTTTGCGTAAATCTGCTCAAGCGTTCCGCCATTGCCTTCAATGATAATTCTGAATGGATAACCTGTGACTCCAATGGTTCTAGTTTGATCGCTGGTATAGTAAGCCACGGTGATACCAGAGTAAGGAGCACCTGACATTGCACTGTCGCCAGTAGACTGATCAGTACCAAGCAGCGTGGTAATCTTCAGGTCGTCTTCGTTTGATACGAGGAAGTTGACCTTGTTAGCACCTGTTCCCGTTGCACCAGTGTCAGCTAGAATAGATGATTTAAACTTCTTACCATACTCACGGCAGAAGGTTTTGGCATAGGTACGTTTATCAAAATTACCATGTGTGCTGTCACCATAGACTTTAACACCCACGTTGAACTGATCTGTAAAAGGGAAGTCGGTAGGAGCGTCAGCAGCATCCAAGTGATAGTAAGGCTGGACAGTGGTAGCAGGGGTGATAGAACCCAGACCAATGAATCCTGCGTACTGCTGCAACAAAACACCGGCTGCCGAGTATTCAGACCAACCACCATCACGCAGAGCATTCCTTGTCGTATCATCTGCGAATGACCATCCAGAAAATGTAGCTCCATCTGTACCAATCTGAAACTGACCAGATAATGCGTCAATAGCATAGCAGGGGAACGGGGAGTCTTGATAGGTACTTGTAGCCCACAAGTCCACCAGCTTTGAATACAGTGCTTGCCAACTGACCCCATCCTTAAACACTAAATCACCGGCAGCAAGAAACTGAATAGTCTTGGCTGGCTCGTTTATCACAAGGTTGGTTCCAACCACCAACGAAGTTTTACTTGTTATCTTAGCCATGTGCTACTCCTTCTATGCTGTATAGTTGCGGTCTTGTGTAAGAGAAATTGGAATGCTTGAATCAGTAGTGTCTATGCTTAAACCTCTAAGATACTGTGGTACATACCCCGGCTTAATAAATCCTACATCAATGGTATCTGCTCCTGAATAGACGTAAGGAATACTTGTGCTTCCATACGAATCCACCTGATACAGGATAGTAGACGTACCCGCCTCAAGTACCACCATATCCGTACCAGTTGGTAATCCTGTGAACGTCAGTGTGTTCACATCCAACGGGTATAGGTTAGCCGACTGTGCTGCCAGCGTGCTGTCTGTCTGCACTCTGATGTACGTAATGGCATTGGTTGTTGATGCAGCATCACAGACAATACGATATTTCAGCTTCACCCCTATGCTTGGGTCAATAGCTCCTACCGCTACAAGGTTTGCAGCAGTCAGATCCAGCCAGCTACCATTCCATCCAGCACCTTTGTCATACTGGAAATAAATATCGTGGTTCCCCCAATCAGGGCCGGAAACATAGGTTACGTTGGTGCCAGTGACAACGGGGGCGGTGTTGGTGAAACTGACAACTCCAAGGGCAAAATAGTGCTGTTCAAAGATCACTTCATCATTCAGGCTCTGCATAACTATCTGACCGGCGGAAGTGAACTTTGGCGTACCTGCCACTATCGTCACATAGGGGGCAGTATCAGCGGTTGACTCGTTCATTGGCAGGGTTATTCTGCCAACGGTATCGGACACAAAAGCATCCCAGAAATGAGTACCGTAAACCGATGCCTGACCAGTTACAGAGCTGGTTCCCCCACAGTTCTTTGCGGTACTGTTCAAGCTTGCCAGAACGATTGCATCTGCACCATCCCCGTAGACATGCTCATAGGTCATGTTCTTGTCAGAGTTAAGCGTACTGATTGCTCCGGTTCTGGTGGGGGTAAGGTACATCCGTTGGAACTTTACGTTTCTGTTGTTGCCGCCTGATATAAAAATGTAGGCAGGTTGGTTGGCAGTGCCGCCATTAAGATAAGCAGATCGAGTTCCAAAGTTTCTGAACTTCACGTTGCTGGATAGGCTCATGTTGATAATGCCGGTGTAAGGATGGACGTTAGCAATCTGCCCACGCATCCCGAACGTCACACCATCGACAACAATATTGTCTGACGATGCAGCGATAACGATGGCATAGACGCCAGCTGTCGTGGTCGCCCCTACAAATCTATCGGTATGATCGTGGTCATTGACCGTGCAATCGAAACAGGTGGTGAAGTTGATCGACTGATTGAAGTTGTAGCAGCCATCAAAAGTTAAGCCGGTACACTGTGTTGCCTGAAACGCAACGCCTGAAGAACGGACAAAGGTGACAATACCACTCTTCACATTGGTGAAGGTCTGGCCTTGGCAGTACAGCACTTCAAAGGCGTGGTCTGTGGTTCCTGCCTGATGACGGTGGGAAGTGTATTTCTCTACCCTGCCACCGGCAAAATTTGACGTAAGCGTGACCGTTCTGGCGTCAAGTGTCTGGCTGATGCCGTTACCACCATCATAAATATCAAGTGCGGTTGCACACTCGCTGATGTTGATATAATCAAACGTAGCGAAGTGGTTGAACTTTACGTTGTACGGCTGGGCAAGAAGGAAGTACCAATCATTGAGGAAATACTCAACGTCTATATAACCGGCTGATGTGGTAGTGAAGTCTGGGCGTGTCGCTGCGGTGGCGTGGGGGATAGCGGTGGTGGCCCTTGTCGCTGCGGCGCACTGTCTCCCAAATACGTTGGGCACCCTGATCTTGCGCCCTGCCGGCGGAACATAGCAAACCGCCGTGGTGCCGTTATGCCCGATACGAACAGCTCCGGTGGTTTCCATGCAGACAAACTGGCTGCGAATGTCTGTACCAAAGTTGGTGGTTATCATGGCGGCTGCATAAATGGACGGATAAAAGTCGTAATGTTCATCCGTGGTCGGTGTGTCGGTGTTGGCAATCCACACGCCGGGAACGTAACAGGTGGCAGATCCGTTGGTAGGTAGTTGCACAAGCTGGTTGGCTGACCCTGTGGTTACTCCAAGATCGAACCAATCACCACGAACAGTAAAGTCGCCGAGTCGTGGAACGGTGATGTTGGATAGCTGATCCTGCATAACCTCAATCCAGCCCACTACATCAGCACCCGCAGCAGTAGCTGTGATGCCAGAGAGCGCACCAGCAGAGAACGCCCCGCCCGTTACTTCACGCAGCTTGATAAAGCCAGTAGCCCCGATGGTGGTAGAAGGTGCAGACGTGAGAGATGCCCAATAGCCAAGGAAATATCCAGACACGCCACCTTGCGTAACAGTTGTGCCGATAGCAGCAGTACCTGAACCTCCGGTGATAGCCAGCCAGCGCACGTTGCGACCGTCAACAGTGTAGCCACCACCAAGCGTTGCAGAGATCGTTACCGATCCAAGCGTACCAGTCATACTGGCAGGAGCGTTAGCGTGCCAACGAGTGTCTGTCCTGATGGTTAAACGCCCACCGTTACATGCCCATGTCTCACCCGCAGTACGTGCTACACCACCGTCCAAATATGTATCCACGGTTATTGTTGCCATTTAGCGATATGCTCCCAGAGCCTTGTCAAGCTGATTTGAACAACTATCAAGTTTCACAATATAGTGTTGGATAGTGACATGGTGTTCTCTTATGAATAATTAAGTGTTAGCCGGTTATCCCAGATATGCGTAAAGTCGGCCACGCCATCAGCCCAGGTAGTGACCAGATCACCGTCAGCAGTATCAAGTCGTTTGATTCTCCACACCGATGCGCTTGTTGGTGAACCTGGCAGTGCTTCGCCAACGTAGGCAATGGTGTCACTCACTTTGTCGTAGTTGGTTGAATAAACCACTTCTTCCTCCACGGTACTGATTGATGAACTGCCACCGCCGAATGATGATGACGAACTTGGCAACCTGAATCTCTTTTCACTGCCGTCAGTCATTTTGATGATCAGGTCGTGACCGAAACCTATAATGTCTGCAATGCCAACTCCTGCAAGCCCGTCTGATCCATTTTTGCCGTCTTTCCCTGACTTACCTATTGGCCCCTGCTTTCCATCCTTGCCGTTCTTGCCGTCTTTCCCATCGCGTCCGTTAATGCCATCCTTGCCGTCTTTACCGTCAGCACCATCTTTGCCATCAACTCCGTCTTTACCATCTATGCCATCTTTGCCGGATGGCCCTTCTGGGCCTGGTATCGGATCTGGTTCAGGCTCGACTGGGGCAGGCTGAATCCAGCCAGGTACTGCCGATCTCACCCATCCATCAGGTACTGCACCACGGCATGGCTTCATCATTAGGTGTACCCGCTAAACTGGGAGAGTATGCCCTCAAGCGCATTACCATCACCCACCTGGGTATCTGACATTGTTTTTGCAGTCTGTGCCTGTTGCTGTGCCTGCTCCGCCTGCATAGCGTCCTGTTGCTGCTTGGCTCTCTGCTGGCGGATGACTGCTACCTTGTCACTGGCAACGATAAGGTTTGGATCAACTCCCAACATATCGGCATAGGCATCTGCCCAATAATCCTCGTCAACCTTGTCAAGCACACCTGGCTTGAACTGTGCCACCATCCCTATGCCACCCATGAACTTGTCAACTGAGTTAGCCCCTATTGCTTTCTGTGCCTGTGCCAGCATGCTGATGAACTCTACATCTACCTGCACACCGTTTAACTCTTCAGGCGGTGGAGGCAGTATTCCTGCCTCAAGCATGCGGGTGAATGTCATGCTGATCAGCGGGTCAAGCAACTCATTGTGTAGTCGCTCCATGACTGGGCCAAGCATCAGCAACTTCTCTTCGTGCCGCTCTGCAACTTCTGTGGCAGTCATTCTGGTGTCAGTGGCATTTGCCAGCATAAGGAACAGATCAGCGTAAAATGCAGATCTGATGCGCTCTCTCACGTCTTGAATGTCGGCAAGCAGATGGCTCATGTCGGTGCGAACTTCCCAGAGTGATCTGATGCCCTGTTGAGGTGATGCAGGGTCAAAGTAGGTAACGCCACCAGGCAGCGTATCCACTTCCCTGTTCTTTAATGATGTTGGAACTTGTATCGGAGGCAGAGTGTTGTAATCTATGCCCTGACCTTTGCGGAGCTGTTCATGTTGAAGCTGGCGAATATCCCCCAATGCTTCCATACCTGGAGAGTTGCCGTATATGTCACCACCGGCAGTGGCCCATCTAGGCACTACACCAGGGAACTCTTGGAACCCAGACTCGCGGAGATACTTGCCCTTTTCCCCGCCAAGCTCAAAGTAATAGGAACCAAATGCCATCTGCTTGCTTGACTTGCTCTTGAGATCCCTGTCAGTGCGTGGCTCTATGGCATGAATCAGTGTAACCCACGCGTCCAGGTTGCCCCTGTTGTACATATCTCTGACATACTGAGAGCAGTTGTCGTATCCGAATTCCTTAACCACATCCACAACAGGCTTCTGGAACTCACGATAATGAGTATTGACTTTGCCCTGATAGTCAGTGGCAATGGCATATTCACCGCAGGTCATAGGATAGTGGTGAATAATCTTGTCGTAATCCGGCAGCACCAGTGCTGATGCAGTACCAAACGTGCCAAGCTCTTCATAAATGGTATGCAGGGAGCGATAGGTGTTGGATTGCTGGAAGACTCTACGCATCATCTCTTCTACTTCGTGCAGCCAGGTCTTAACCGGATTGGACTTGTTAAGTTCAGGATCTGCCACACCAAGCCTAAACCAAGGGCGGGCAGGGCTTGTTGCTCCGGCCATCATACCTGCACCAAGAATCTTGAGCGACCTTGTGCCGGTGTTATCATAGATGGAGTTGTGTCGTTTCTCTCCCTTGTTCCTGTCCTGGGTAAAGAAACGGCCAGACCGTGGCAGAATATATCTGCTCAACTCCTGCCAGTGACTCCAGAATGATGCCCTCTCTTGCTTGAGATGCCCCCACCTGGTGATCAGCTTGTCGCGCTCTGGAGCATTGATAGTCGGCTGTCTGGACTTGGTATCCATTTAAGCACCCAACAGGTTGGTCTTGCCCAGTGTCATATCAGAAGCAGCAACACCCTGCGCGCCAGTCAGCATGGTAGAACCGCCACCTGTCTTAGCTGCCTGTTGTGCGGCTGAAAGAATGGCATTTGGATTTGCCTGCCTACGGTTTGCATAGTTGTTAGCCTCATCACTGAGCTTGGCCTGCTTGTCTGCATCGGCCTTTGCCTGGTTCTGGGCTTTATCTTGGGCGGATCTGGATTCTGATGCCGCTTCAGATTGAGCAACAGACGAATAAGCTGACACACCTACTGATGCCACTGCTGCCACTGCTGCCACTATCATTGCTGTTCCTGACATATCAAACCCCCGTGATGGTAACTATATTCGTTTGCGTCCTCGACAGCAGCAGATGCGCCTCATCAGTAAACTGTTCTTCTGCCGCTTCTATTGTTTGCGCGTCAGTGGTAAACTGCATTGTTACCCATGTATCTGAGTGGGCAACGATTGCCTGTTCTCTGTTCGCTTCCGCCGGAACAACCATGTAGCCTGACACCCTGACTACATCTTCACCCACCGTAAGGGATGCATCACCGCATAAAACCAGCGTGGTTGGTATCTTGATGGATACTCCGGCCATTATTATTCCGGCTTTTACCAGCACCGTTCTTGAATAAATACCGGCATGGAGCGTGTGCCAGGTTGTAAACTCTTCCTGCGGTAGCTGGATGAGCAGTTCCTTTAATGCCCTGATCTTCTTCAGCCCTTCGCCAGTTGTGGCAGGAACCATTGTTCCACTCGGCACTAAATGCATTAGATGGCCTTTACATAGGTCGTGTGAGTATTGATATAACCAGCCTTTGACAATACCTTGTCCAATTCACCGCCAGTCGGAGCGGTCACGATGGACGCTTTTGCTTGACTCATATTGGCAAACTGGTCAAACGATCTGATTAACTTGATGCCAGCCCCTGTTTTACGATACTCATGGGCCACAAATATGGATTCTGCCATAGCTATCTTGACTCCATAATGCAGAGAAACATGCACAAGCATGACAATAAACCCAATCAGTTTGCCACTCTCGTATGCCCCAACAGAACAGATAGCGTCTTGCGCTTCCATTTGCCGGTAACAATCCCATTGAGGATTAGGTGCTGGCAGTCCATCTACGGCATAGGATGCATATTCATCGGCAAGGCCTGACATCTCTATTTCTGTAATGGTGCAGGGCTTTATCTCGATCATGGTGCCACCTTAACCGAACACTGTAGATGTATGTGCGCTGCTTTTTATGGCATAGGGGTCGTAGTCTCTTGAGTGAGGCTTAGAGAACAGTTTGGCTTTGGCTACTGGTTGGGCATAGGTTAGTGCCAGAGCATCAGCCAGGTCAGGTGAGGCTGCATCTGGCATACGCTTCTTGATGTCGTCTTTGGATTCAAGACAGATTCTATTCTGCTGGTCGAAACGGTAGGATGGAGTGGCAAGCTCCAGCTTGAGGTTGTTGTTGTTGGGAATGGACAGCCCTGATCTGATAGCATCAGCCAGTAAATGCCACATCTCGGTGCGCTTGTTGACAAATCGTGGATCTGATGACTTGCCGCCGAAGTTCACTTCCATCACATCGTGGCCCAACTGTCGGAGCCTGTCGATCACTCCCGCCCCTGCTCCTGCATCGATAAACACGGCATCAGGTTTCCACTGGTCAATCTTAACGGCAATACGTCCGGCAAACTCCATGTTATCTATGCCCCTGTAAACCATCGGATCTAATGACTGTAATCCCTGCCTGGGGAATATAACTGATCTGTCATTGCCAAACCTGGCAGGGTCAACGCCAAGGATCTTCGGAGCGTAATCCATCTCTCCTGGCTTGTACTCAACACGGCATGCATTCTCTACATCAGTCAGCGACATCAACTGATCTTCGCCAGCAGCAGTGAAGTCACACAGCATCTCACGGGCAAATGCCGACTCTGACATTTCAGAGCGCAGTCGTTCTATCTCGTCAGCAGGCAATGCATCAGTGTCGTAGCAGGTATATCTAGCCCTGCCCCAATCAGGTCGGTCTTCAGCGGCAAAGTACAGCGCACTGAACAGGTTTATTCCCTTCGGAGTACCCAGACACCATGCCCATCCCTTACGATCAGACAGGGCAGGCTGAATGATCTCTTCCCATACTTCAGGTTTGATCTGGGCGATCTCATCGATAACAACACCGTCAAGCCTCACGCCCCTCATTGCATCTGGATTGTCACCACCATAGAGCCTGATCACTGCCCCGTTGTGTTTGTACTTGATGAACAGTTCTGCTTCGTTGATCTCGACATGAAACGTTAGGAGAGGAGCTACCATCTGCTTTAGGCGAGTCCAGGCAATGGTCTTGGCTTGTTTGAGTAGCGGTGCCACATAAAAATAAAGCGGCAATTCAAGGTTGTTCTTGAAAGCCGCATTGTTCAGTTTCTTCAAAGCCAGTTCTGTTTTACCTGCCCGGCGATGTAGCACCAGCACCATGAATCGCTTGCCGACTGAAAGGTCAGAGCATTCACGCTGCCACTTACGCATCGGATACCCCAGTCGGATCGGCTCACTCAAATTCATTCACCAGATTGATAGTAACCTGCCCTTCTACTTTGGCGTTGATGTCCTTTGGCAATATCTTTCCGACCAGTGACATGAACGGGCCAGGGTTGTTTCTTGCCTGATCCAAAAGATACTCTTCGCCACCAGCTTTGTTGAGAGCATTCAGAATCATGTCCTTCAGTTCAGTGGTAGTCTTGTGCAAAGCTCCCTTTGGTCTACCCTTGGGATTAGCCACCTGTCCTTTTTTAAAAGCCATAGTTGTCACCTAATTAATAATAATTGTAAACTGAGTAACTTTTTAACACTACACATCTATGCAAATGTATCTGTCCGGTGTATTGGCCCTGCGCTCATACCTGCATATCTTGGCAACAGTATGAATCGATATCTTCAACACCCTGGCAATGACTGCATAACTCCTGCCCCTGTCTTCGTGCATCTCTCTTATCAAATCCACTGTAGCATCGGAGATTTTACTGCACTGATGGCATTCACCAACTCTTGCACCCTTGGCAGACACTCCGATATAAACTCGCATTAACTCACCTGTGTAGTTTATTGACACACAGTGTGTAATATTTCTACTCACTTTGTCAAGGATTCAGACAATAAAAAAAGGCCACCATTTCTGATGACCTTTAAAAGATTGTCGGACTCATATTTATGTCTTACTAGTCACCGGCTTACCCCTATTCAGACAGATCGCACACACCCCATAGCTCCCGTTTTGCACCGGGTAACAAGGCTCATGCTCACACGCTTTACGCATAGCCTCGGCTATCTGCTGTCTTGTCAGCCTCTTCTCGCTACTTGCCATTTATCACCTCAGCCATTCTGCTATAAAGTACCCCACTAACAGACCGCCCAACATAAAAGGCCATTGCTTCTTGATGTATGTCATATTCCCCCCCCACCATATTTCATTCATTCTCCACCTCAAATATAAGCCGTTTTAAGCCGTTTTTATTTTGCCGCCCTTATGATGGTATAGATCAACCATTAAAAATCAATCACGCTTGAAATTTACCCCATAGAAACGGCAAGCCCTTTGATGATGTCAGCTATGTTTTGTTTACTTTCCTCTATTTCTGTTTCCGTAAACTCTGAAATCTGGATTGACTCACTCACCGGTTGACGGTTGGTTGGCGGTCGGTAGCTGTTTGCCAACTCCCTGAGCGTTTTAATACCCGGAAACTTTTCTCCGGTCTGGATCGCTTTTGAAACTGCGCTTGATACCGCCTCAATCGAATAGTCAGCCAGGTGCTTACCATAAACCTTGATTGACTCCTGGCTGATGTCAGTACGAAACGCCAGAGCCATTTCACCCATCAATAAATTGAATGCATGCCAATCCTGTTTGGTCATCCATTGCCCCCCTCATAGCGTTCTTGATATTTTCTACCTGCTGCTGATGAAAAGTTACCGGCCCTTGCCGTTGCACAGTCACGCCCTTAATCGGTTTTTCAATCCTGTTCAGCCAGTTGAGGAACCGCGATCTTGTCGGCTGCTTACCCTTTGTCTCACACCATGCAGCCATCTTTCCAAATTCAACCGGCACGTTGATATGGACATACGCCGGATTGTCGATTAGTGATTGCATCCAATCTTCATCAGACAGCACTGATTTTTTTGTAGCTGGTCGTGAACGCTTCAGCGGAACGACAGAAGTGATTTGACCAGCTTCTTCTGTCTCTGTCTCTGTCTCTGTCTCTGGTTTATATGTCTCTCTCTCTCTCTCTGGTGTATCATGTTGATATCGGTCTGATATCATGTTGATATCATCACATTCAACCCAGTGATTTAATTGAATTAATATGGTTGATATCATGTTGATATCAAGTCGTAATCGGAATGATATCTTTTTGATATCAGGCAAAGTTCCATGATCCTCACTTGCCATCACCCAGAGCATCACAAGTACCTTTGCAGCCAACGGATCAAGTGAGAACCATTCAGGGTCATCAAGGATGTCTCTGTATAGTTTTATCCACGGTGGTCTACGGTCTTTAAAATGTTGAAATTTATTCCAGTTCTTTATTTTTATTTCCATCACTTACCCCCGTAATAACCACGATCCATATTCTTTTTGATAGTGCCTTGCAGCATGGAATCAAGGTTGATACCTGGAGTCATTTCTTCGATGATTCTTATTGCTGTTTCTGCTGAATGGATCACGTCCATCAACTCTTTTAAACATGCAAAGTTGTTGCATCGTGAATCAACCATTGCCTCGTGAACTTCACCAAGAACATGAATAAGTTGTTCTATCGGAGTATTGGTGTCAGTGAATATAGTTCGCGGGAATCGGTAAAAATGACCGTTACTCATGCGGCCTCCATCAAGTCAAATAGAGTAGGCATATCAGCCTCAAGTTCTGCATTTTTGAGATAACCGCAGCCGTCTTTCCAGTAGTCAGGGTTTAGTTCTGAACCGTAACCATTACGCCCCATTTTAACGGCCATGTACGGTACGGTTGAGATGCCCCCGAAAGGATCGAAAACAAGATCTCCTTTGTTGCTGAATCGGTTGATGATCCTCTCCACAATATCGAATTGCAAAGGGCAGACGTGCATCTGAACATTGCGCCGTACCTGCTCACCATTCAGGGTACGCATACGGTTTACATCATCCCATACTTCGTCGGTATGGCTCCCTGGTGCCACTACCATAAAGGTTGACGGCAACCGGCCATCATCATCAAGACGCTTTGCAAGTTCAACGTGCTGCTGATAGTTGTAAACTGCATTCCTGGATTGTTCCCTGTAAACTCTTTGCAGGTCTGATATAGAGGTGTTGGCCAGCTCATCTGTGGTTAAAAGCCTGTTGCCGGAAGATCTCCAATAAGCATGAGCGTCAAGCTGCCATTGTGCGCGAGTGTATTCTTCTTTGCTTTTTGATACCGGAACATCGGCATACGCCCGGCTGGTATCAGTCGGCAGTTTACGAAACAACAGAACATATTCAGGGCAACCAACGCCCATTTTAGAACCGTCCTTGCAGCACTCTGTCCATCCCAGGCGGTAGGTTTGGTTGTTCTCCCTGACAACATCGGTAACAACGGTAATCATGCCGAAATACTGAAAGCCATGTCGCCGGTAATGCTGGATACAATCAACATGGAATGGGTCAATGGTAGGCATACCGGTACCTGTTGCATTGCCGAACATGACACGGTCTTTGACGTGAATTGCAGCAACACGTCCAGGCTTCAAAACCCGCAACAATTGAGGTGTCAAAAAGTCCATTTGCTCAAAGAACCTGTCGTTGTTCTGGTTGTGACCGAAGTCGTTGTACGAAGGTGTGTATTCATAGTGGTTTGAAAACGGTATTGACGTGTGAATCAGGTCAACGCTGTTTTCGGCCATGCTTGCAGCCTCAAGAACACAGTCGTTGTTTACAAAAGTGTAATGCTCACCCTTGGCAACTCTGCGCTCTACGCCGATCTGACGGGCCATCTTGTCAACGGCACAGGTGGTTGCAAGGCCGTATTCTCTGATGATCTTAGTCATGTTCTCGACAAGCTCATTATGCTGTTGCCACTTCTCAAGCAGGGTGTTGAGAACGGCTTTTTCTGACTCTGTGTAAATGATGTCGATCCGCACCGGCTGATGCTGTAAAAAGCGGTGCACCCGGTGTATGGCTTGCACGAAGTCGTTGAATTTATAGCCTATTCCGGTAAATATGGCCCGGTGGCAGTGCCGCTGAAAGTTACAGCCTGATCCCGACAAGATAGGTTTTGTAGCGAACAGCTTTATCCGGCCATGTGCAAAGTCCATAACCCGATGCTCTCTGGTTTCAAGGTCCATTGAGCCGTGAATATCAACCGAATC